GCAGCAGGCCGCCCAGCGCGGGCCTTCCGGCGGCAACAGCCAGCCATTCCCGGCCGGCCAGTCTGCACCGCCGCCTGATGCCATGCCGTCGCGGGGGATCAACTGATGATGGACGACCTCCGCTTTCGCCGGCTCAAGGCCCTGCGCGCAGTCCTCGACCAGCCTTTCTTCGGGCTCGCGATCGAGGAGCTCCAGCGTGAGCTCGCGGACCAGATCGCCGACGAGATGGATCACACGAAGGCCGGCGCCCTGCGCGCCGAACGCTTTGCCCTCGGGCGCCTGCAAGGCCGCATCGAGAGCTACCTGAACGACCTCATGGTCGTGGAACGCAAAACGGAGCAGAAGACCAATGGCTGAAGCCGAGAGCCCTGAAGTTATC